ATATCGTCGATAGTGATAACGCCGCCAGATACTGCATCTGATGGTGCAGCAACGTAAACCAACTCTACATAGCCCTGACTTGAGGACGGCTGCGGGGGGTATACGTAAAACGTCTTGGAATCTAGGGGTGTATAAACGAAATGCTTTGTAACTGCGCTAGGAGTAGACGAGTGCCAATTTGGAACTTGCGCATCTAAAATCTCACGAGACACAGCACGAATTGCATTGCCCGGCGTTGTGCCGTTAGTGCCCATATTGCGTACTACGTCGATCAAGGAAACGGCTGCAGCGGGCAGTGTCTGCTTAGTGCCTGTTACACAAATAACAGCAGCGTTTATAACAAACGCATTTGGTTTATACAACGCGGTTTCACGCTGGCCATCGTTCAGCCACAAAATCAATTCGTCAGTAGGCCAGCGAATGTTTGTCGGGTCTTGAAGAATTGTCGAAACCTTGGTCAGGATCGACGCAACTGTGATGGTCGCCATGAGCTAACCTCGTAGAGTTTGAAGTTATGAGAATACTAACACAAGAAGGGGCCCCGTGGGGCCCCTCTTGCTGCGCTGATTAGGCGCTGAGGACCGCAGCCCAGTTTTCGCTGCCCAAGCTGATATAGCAGCCGGACATGTTAGCAACCAAAGCCTTAGCAGCGTTGGCAGAGCCGTTGTTAATCTTACCGCCAGTATTGGGGTAGACGTTCAACGAATTCGCTGAACTGTTAACAACGTAAACAATATCGCCAGCAGTGCGATCGGCAGGCAATTTTACGCCATCAGCAGCAGTGCCAGTGGTAACGTAGTTGATAAAGCCTGTCAGTGCTGTAGCACCGGCTTGGGTTTGTGTAGTACCTGCAGTAGCGGTCTCGTAACCACCAACTTCGGTTGCAAAGCTCATTGAATTAGCCATTTTGAATCTCCAAAAATAAAATATAAACGGGAAAAAGCCCCGAAGGGCTTTTTGCTTAGCCCTTGACCACAGCGTAGGTCAAAGCTTCTGGCTTAACTGTCTTGCGACCGTAGATCATCAAACCGCGGACCAAAGTACCGAAGTCGTTGGGGTTGGGAATAGACTCAACCTTGTTGATCTGTGAAGCAAAAGTCAATGCAGACTTCTGACCAGCGATGATAACGTGGCGCTTGATTTTGCCGGCATCAGTACCGCCAGAGTAGTTCTGGTCAGCAGCTGCTTTAGGCAACAAGTTAGACACATAGATGTCAAAGCGGTCAATACGGCCGATCTTGCCGTTACGCAAGATAGACTGGGCATCACCCGTTACATAGGCTTGAGCCAATGGAGATTGCATGAGCAACTGGCGCTCAGTAGGCGTAATGATCAAGAAACGATCGCTTTCGGGAACGTTTTGTTCATCCAAAATTGAACTCATAGAAGTAATGGTGTTCAAGATTGTAGGCAGTGGGCTACCAGCGACGTAATCCAAGGGAGAAGCGTCAGAACCCATGTTGAAAGCGCCACTCAAAACACCAGCTGCTGTGCCAATGTTGGCAGCAGCGGCAGAGCTGAATGTGTTCAAGAAAGATTCGCGGTCAACGGCGATTTTCATCTGGTTGGCAGCGTCAGTCGTAAACATGTCCATCAAGTTAGGCTGAGATTGGTACTCGAGAACGTCAGAAACGTTCACGCCAAAGTAAAAGCCTTTGTCGATGTTCAACTCAATTGTGTTAGGAGTTGGGGCTTCGTAGCTCAAGCTAGCGCCAACAGTGTAAGTACTGATGGTGATAGAGGGGATGTTGTTGATGACAACTTTATCGCCCATGTTCTTGATGTCGCCTTCCCAAGAAGTATTGGAAACATCACCGAATGTGGTGTTAGCGTAGAACTTAACGTTCAGTTTGCTAGACCAGATTGCGGGGATGAACGTACCGGAGTACGAAGGGGTTGTGTTAAAGGGTGCGGTTACGGCATAGCCGGCGGCTGCGGTTACTGTAGACATTTAGTTCTCCAAATAAAAATCGGTTTGTCAAAACACGCCGCCGTTACAGTTATGGACGAATACGTCCTTCTGTTTGGGCAGCATCTAACTCTGTTTGTAGCTGCATCGCTTGATCGTGCTTTCCCTGCTGCGATAACCTGACGATCCTATTGCTTTCAGCGATGTAATCAGCGCTTGTATAGACTCGGCCTGTTTGCGAACTAGGGTTAGAAGCTGTCGACTTCCCCGGTGCAACCTGACGGTTTAGCTCTTGGCGTGCATTGGATTGCTGTTGCTTTCGAGCTGAAGGGTCCTGCGCTGGATACTTCTCGAAGAATGTATCAAACACTTCCTTGACGGCGGATACGTCCTGACGATTTGCTGCGTTCAGAAGAGCGTCGTTCCATGTAGCTTGGGAACCCGGGATGCGGGTTGCTAACCATGTCTGACAATCATCTGTTGCTTGAATCGCCTCCCAGCTTGGCAACGTTGAATTGAGATTCTCAAAGAATCGATCCTGCGCTGTCTTTGCTTGAGACTGAACAACTTCACCGACTTGGCCTTCAGCTTTGGTCAACTGGCCTTCCAGTGCCTCGATTTGCTTGATGTACTTTGACTCGCGCCTACCAAATTCTTCTTTGGCAATGCGGCGGGCTAGGTCTACCAAGTCCTCACCAAATGCTTCCACGTCTTTGTTTGTAACCAGTTGGCTCGGCTCAGGTTCAGATTGCGGTTCGGCCTTCTGTTCCTTAAGTTTTACCTGTAATTGATCCATCGAATCGGTCAGTTGCCTCACTTGCTGTTGCAGGGTTGGCACTTGGCTGTTGTACTGGCCTTGAAGTGACAGGTAGCGTTGCTTCCATGTCGCGTCTTCTTCAGTAGATTTCGGTGTCTCAACGGAGACTGGTTCCTGACTTTGCTTCTCTGGTTCTGGCTCAGAACTCTGTTGTTGTTCGTCTTCGGGCTTGGGTTCTACGGCCTGTTGGGCTGCAGCAACCTGCTTGTCGTACTCTTCTGCAACGTGCACTTGAGCTTGTACCTGTTTTGGCAATGCCATAAATACTCCTTATGCCGGTTCCACCACAGAACTTGGGCGTGTTTTTACAAAACGACTTGCCGGAGGCTTCCCCCGTAGGCTTACCGTGTCTTTTCTGCCAACTCAGGGGATACCTGAAGCAACGTGAGAATGTCTTTACACTCTCGCGCCATCCCTTGGACTCTAGGGGTGTTATCGCCGGACGTATCCAGCAAATTATTTGTCAGCTTTTCGAGTTCGGTTTCGAGTAATTTCATCAAAACCTCTCCATCGTCCGACTTAGCAATCCTAGCCAACGCTTGAAATTGTCGAGCGTCAGGTTTAATTAACAATTTATTTGCCTTTTGGCATCGCTGCTGGGCGTTTTACAGTACCGCCCATGGCTTTCTTAACAGCTCCGCCGTTTTTCATTTTGCCTTTACCGTCGGCTGCAAAAGCAGGAACCATTTTCCCGCCTTTTTTTACCATGGCTAAACCGCCTTTGGCGTAGCCCGACATCATAGGTTTATTGTTCATTTAGCAAGCCTTTCCGTGTGACTTTACAACAGCGCGTTTAACAACACCGCCGTTAGCGTAAGCAACAGCTCCGCCCATGTTCATTTTCTTATTCATATAACGAGACGTAGAGGTAAGATTGCCAAAATAATTAGAAATAGCGGGGCCAATGCCAGTAGAACGAAGGCGCTCGTTAACATCACGAGTGTCAGTTTCGCCGCTACCTGCTCTAGCACGTTCACGACTCATCTTTGCGCGCTCAGCTACAGACATTTTGGTGTCGTCAGTAGAAGCGGCTGCTTTTGGAGCAGGCATGGATTTGGCTTTTGGTGCAGGTTCTGCAGATTTAGCAGCTTCTTTGCGAGGTGCAACTGTATCAATAGTGTGCTTCTTGCCCATGTACTCAAAAGTCTTTTTGCCAAGTTTTTTCTCAGAGTTATAGGCTTCTTTAAAAGACTTGTACTCAGGCTCATCAGTGTTTCGTTCGCCAGCACTCATAGAACGCGCAATATCTTGCGAGTCTTCTGACTGGTTTGCGGCTTCCAGTATGCCACCGTCTTCATAGCGCTTCATCATTTTAGATTTCATGATCAGTCCTTTTACTGTGTGGTTTGTATCATGGGGTAAACCCCGGTGTCAAGAGAATTTAAAAATTATCTGTAATTGGTGCGCCATTACTCAACATTTGCTGGTTCTGAACGGGACTTCCCGCAGGAGCTCCGGGTCCGGGCATTTGCTGTGGTGGCTGACCAGCTTGCATCATTTGTGCAATCTGTTGTGCAACACGGAACTTTTCACGTGGGGGCACAACGTCGTCGGGGTTTACATCCAACTGCTTTGCAGTTTCGCGTAACAGAGTAGCGCGGCCGTCGATACCCATAATCTGCATATCGATCGGATTTGCTGTTGCCTGCAAGAATTCGTTACGACGAACCTGTGCAGTCTCTTTGGCCACGATGCTATTTGAGCCGCGAGCCACAATGGTCACGTCGCCTTTGAGTTCGTTGTCTTCGCTGTACTTCATGTTGTAGAAATACAAGCGCTCTAGCAGCGGAGTCATCACGCTGTTGTCAATATTGGCAACAACCTGCTTCATGGACTTGTTTGCATTGCTCATCAGCATGGACATACCAGATGCCGTGCGACCCGCGCCGCCCGTGGGGCTTGAGCCTGTCATGTAACGTGGAATGCCTGAATACTCGTCCGCCAAAATAGAGAACTTCTCATACACAGCCATAAGCTCTTGCGCATTTGAGTTTGGCTGGAAGAAACCAATTGGCGCAGCCGACGAACCCATAGGATCGCTTGTGACTTGATGAATCTTCCATGGATACATCTGCGTGATATCTTCGCCCTGAGGTGTTCGGTCAACGTTGACCCACACCTGTGGTCCAGAGGCAATACCCATGTTGTTAGCTAAAGCGCGAGTTGCGCTGTTACACATGTCTTGGCAGTCCTTGATCAAGTCATACGTACTGTTGCCCCAGAACGTGCCGGGGACGCCTTCGTACGATGCTTTGTAGTAAGGCTTCTGACCCAGCGGGTGATAGTTCAGTGATGCTTTGATAACGTATGAGCCAATAAGCCACGCTTCGCAAGGATACTGTTTTGTAATGTCAGGCACTTCTTCGTCTGACAAACCCCAGTCGCGTAACATCTGACCAGACACCATACCCCAAAACTGGATAGCGTCGATCAAATGCTCGCTGTTTTGCATTACTGCGGAGGTTGATCTTCCTTCGGCTTGCGCTTTAGTCGAGTCAACAATGAGCCACTCTTGGAGACCACCGCGGCCATAAGCTTCGATAACTTGTCTAATAGCTTCGTCATCATATCCTTCTACTCCAATCATTTCTTCAAGGTCAGTCTGACGCAGCTTGTGACGCTCAATCAGATAACCATCATTAATCCCTGTCGATGCAGGGGACGGATAAATCATAAATGGGTCAATGCGCTCCCACTCAAGTACGAGATCGTCCACAATCTCAAGCTGATAACCTGCCTGTGCACTCTGGTTCCATTTCATTCTCGGCTTGCGACGAACGATAGGACCTTTTAAGAATGCACATGGGAATGTTGTGATGTCGTCAATAAATGCATCAAACGCCGTGATGAACCCGCCCTCAATGAGCTGATCCTCCATTTTGTTTTCCATCTGCTTGACTTTGAACTTCGCCTCTTCCATCACGTTGTGCATGTATTCTTCACGCAACTCGTTTAAGAACTTCCGCAACTGCGTAGGAGGGAGCTGTTGACCCGTAGCTTCAATCACATTGGCCATTTGCTGTATAGCATTTAGCCGCATCTCTTCCATAATATCAGGTGACAGTGTGGGCGTAGGCGTTGGCCTGATGTTCCAAGGTTTGTCTGCACCTTGACCCAATAACACATCACGCAACCAACTTGCCGCAGCACGGCATTTGTTGGAGGTGAGCATCATGTAAATTTCTGAGCCGCCATTTTGGCGAATCATTGTCAGAACGTCAGGATCGTATTCACCGCGGCGTGCGCGCACTGCCTTGAACATTCTAGGCTCAACCGTTTGCTCTTTTGCTGTCCTAGATTCAGTCCAGCAGTTGCGAACATAGGATGCAATAGATGTAATCAGCGGCTGCGCCTGCGCAAGCTCTGACGCTTTACGCTGCTGTTCTGCAACACCCGAGGCTGACATAGCCGGAAGGATGCCGCCCATACTAATGCCTAGATTCTGGTTCATGCGGGGCCCATCTCGTTTTAATAAGTGTAACTTACTTTTTTGATTTCGCGCTTTCCGCGCTGCAATGCTAAACCTCGGATGTTCATATCGACTACCGAGTCGGCGTACTGATTGGCGTCATGGACGTGAGAGAACTCGTTCTTGTCTGGCCTATCTTCTAACTCGCCGTTTTTCTTAATCTTGTACCGATATCCGTATCGAAAGCCTTTGATAAGCATCTCGCAGGAGCGGTCAATTAAGTACATTGCTTTACCTTCCAGCTGCTGATTGAGCAACCGTTCGACGGACTGTATCCTAATTTCTGGATTGTTGCTAGGGGGGCGTACACATTTAAATCCAGCATTTTTTAAAACGTCTACTAAACTGAGTTCATTGAGCTGCTGCTTGGCAAACCCGGCCGGATCAGGCGCACACAAAAACGTAGCCCCAGCAAAGTTGTTTGCAATAAACGGATTTAGCCGTACATTCAAAAACGTCTCGATGCCCATATTCTCCGCAGTGATCTCCCCAAGTGTCATCACCCGCCCCCGCGGGTCCCGC